ACCCCACAAATTACGGCATTCAGAACTGCAGAAGGGTCATTTGCTACCATTTGATCCCCCTCCCCTGATACGAGAAAGAATACTGAACAGGCTGTTCAGATCCTGACTGTTAAGAAAAGTGAGAAACTTTATACACATTGCAGAAATAATCACTGCGCCAAGTGCATCCAGTGGTTTTTCATAATGCGTTATTGCCGCAAGCTTAGTACCTATCAACCCGGCGCCAAGCACTCCCACAATAAATGACGTGATAAAATAAGCGACCAGCCTGATGCGTCCGATGTTGGTTGCCGTGGCGACATAAAATACCGAGCCGGCAAAAGCGCCGAATACCACACCATAGTCGGTTCCGGTTGCCAGACCAAATACACTGGCCCCCATTAATCCACCAGCCAACACTGTCGCACTGGATACAGGTTCGGACATTCATCCCCCTCTGGTTGTGTGGGTCCTCTCAGTTATGAGGGGAAATAAAAAAGGCTGCCTGATGGCAGCCCTGATAAGGTTGAAATCATTTAAACTGGTGATTGTAACGGTCCGGAAAGTACTTCTGCTTCGCCGTTATGGCAGATATCATCGCCCCTTGTCAGATGCCAGATACCAACAATAAGCTGTCCTGATTCCAGATCGTCAACTGTGTCGTTCGTATAGTATGCCACCTGAACAACACCGTTATGCTGAATCCAGTAATACCCTTCTTTCATTCACACCTCCGCAAGACAAAGCAAATAGTATATGGCGAAGCAGAAAATGCCGCGGTGCAAGAAACCACAACTCAAATCCTGTTGTACAGGCTGCTCTTTCCAGTCACAGCCTCACCACCGATAGCTCAGTGTGTGATCAAAGGGGGAAGGCTTCACGGGCTGGATTTATCAACAAAGCACGTAGCGGATGATTCCCGTGAGCCTGAAAATTTAAAAGGCCGCAAAATGGCGGCCCTTAAAATGTGAGAGCCCCGTGAATGCGGGGCTGAATATTATTACTAAACTACCATGCATATGGTATATTTAAAGCTTATTTAATCTCAGATAAGCATCATATCGAGCATTTAACAGGGGAGTTACTCGTTTTTGCACGGATAATGGTGATTCATTTTCAATAAGCTTCCAAATTCTTTTTAATTTGTTTATATAATCTTCCAGTTTGTCAATATCATCTCCAGCCTGTTCTGAGATCAAATATACTAATGTATCCAAACGTACCTTAGTATGGTCTACGACTGATTTGCAGAAAGTGGTGCAATAGACATCCTTAACTTTCCCAATAATACCGTCAGATGTATAATTATAACGCCATGAAGATATATCAACTCGAATTATCGCGTTATGTTCCATACCAACAACATATATATTTTGTTGACATTCTCCAGCCTGCTCATTTCCTAAAATTGTCGACAAGCCAGTTTTCACCAACCCCTTAAACCCATCGACTAATCCGCTTTCTCCGGTAAAAAAGGCATCAATTACTTTATCAATACTATCCGAAGCTCCAGATTTTACATTACAACGATACTCATCGTACCATCTGATTTGCGTATCAGGAATAACTCTTATTTTTTCTTCAGCAGACGGATTCAAAAAAATTTTCTCTAACTTCTCTTTTTGCTCATTTAATTTCCCTTGAGCTGCATTTATGAGGAATTGAAGTTGTTCTTTAGTTTGAGCTTCTTGTGATTGATCCAACATTTCCCTAATTTGAGCCATTTCCTACTCCTTAAGAATAATTGGTTTCAAGGTTGTCAATCATTATGGCAACATATAAAACTATAGCCCATTAAATTCATTCCATATTATTTAGACACAAAAAACATTTCATTTTTTGATGTATAATAAAAAAGAATTTATTAATTGATAAATTATTAATAGATGTTCACTAAAAAGTTAACGTATAGTAGAACCTGCAACATTGCGGGCCTTTAAACTTAATCACCAAAAGGCGCAAAAATCCATAATCATGTAGCGTACGGACAACTTCGGACAAAATCAAGCCCCACGTTGTAAAAAAACTAAATTTTTCCGCCATCATCATTAAAACGCGTGGCATTCTGAAATGCACTGTCTGCCCTGGATTCTTCTCTGTAACAAATCTCCACCAGCGACTCCAGAAAAGGTTTCCAGTTGCGGGTCCACGTTCTGACATGCAGATCTGGAACACGTTTTAGTATCGCTTTATAGGCTGCAGTAGACGGTACCGCAGAAAATCCCTTCCCGCCGCAACGCTCACAGGCTTTAAACACCGGCGCACCACACTCGCTTGTGGCTTTGCGGTCGAGCACCTCACCCTTACCACCGCAACGGCACCGGGCGCTTATCGTTCCCTTACCTTCGCAGGCGTCACAGACTGTCGGCACTATCTCCGTTACCTCTGTCCACTGCTCCCAGTCTGACGGACGAACGGCACGGGAACGGCTGGCCCAGTATGGCGCTTTTCCCCACGGATAAGATACTTTGCGTGTTGTCTGCGTCCTGGTAATTCGTCCGCTGCCTTTACAGGTGTGACATGCCACAGTGGTGGCCGCCGAACGGGAATATTCAGCAAAGGCAAACTGCGCCAGTACCTGCATACACCATCCGAACTCACATCCGGCGGCCTTCCTGACGTTCTTCGGAGCCGTCTCCATCGCATGTCGCGCCAGCGCCTGTACCGCCAGTTGCTCATCCGTTTTGCTGATCCCGGCCTTACCGAAAAATGCTGACAGACCAAACCGCGCGCGGCTGCTGGTGGTACCAATAGCCGCCATAACATCGGTGCCGGTGATACGATCCGGAGAGGTTCCTTTCACGTCGTCGCTGATGTGCATTCCCTGAGGGCTAAAGTGTTTTAGTGATGCCTCCAGTTTCATTCTTCACACTCCCCTACCAGGTTAAACATCACCGCCGCGCCGTGGTTTTCCATGTACTGGCCCTTTTCACTTGCAAGGAACCAGCGGCACACCTCCTCGGCTTCAGCACGCGTCACGGGTTTGATGGTTGCCAGCAATTTTTCGAGATAACGCTCACGGTCATACACTGTTTTATGATGTTCAGAATAACCATATCCGTTACCGAGTTCCCTACCAGCAGTGTGGCGAACCATTTCACCAGACTTACCAACTTCAGAAGGTTTAATCATTAAGCGTTCTCCATTTACGCCAGCACGCCAATTGCCAGCGCGCGATCGATAAAACGAAATATCAACTCCAGTTGAGAGCCGTATTTCTCTTCGAATGCCACGGTGTCCGCATGTAACTCATTGTGATGCGTTCTGCACAACGGCAGCACAAAGAGGTCATGCGCCTTTGTTCCCATCCCTCCCTGACCGTAGCCTATCAGGTGGTGCGGATCATCCGCCTGCTTCCCGCAGCAGGCGCACGGCTGGGATTTAACCCAGCGGGTATATCTCTCATTGACCCATCGATGGCGTTTCGGACGTAACATGAAGCTTTCCGGCGATTCCGGATCAACCCTGAGCGCCAGTACCTTTTTCGCCTTATCCTGTACAATGCTGGTGGCCGGCACCGACGGAACAATTTCACTTTCACGGGTAGCTGACTGGACAATTGCCTTCGGCATCCTTAATGCTTTTCTCGCAGCGCTCTCCGGTAAGACTTCTGCCAGGTCATTGCGTACCATCCACCAGCACAGTTCCGGGAGAGTAACTGCGTGCATATCGTCAAAACCCAGATCACGACAAACAACCGATAAAACCCATTTTGTCGTGTTCTCCACAGCTATTGATTTCAGCCGTTCCGTAAACTGTTCGCGCAGCAGGTTATCGCAGTGCCAGCACAGTCGGATTGCCCCCGGGGCGTGGCGCATGGTTGTCATCTGTTCGCTGTGCCAGTCTGAATGCGGCCACTGACAGCCATTCCCCCGGAGTAGCCAGCTTTCCAGACTAGCCAGACCACCAGCACGATAGATAACCGACTCATTACGGAACACATCACGAACAGCAGGATCATCCGCCAGCGGCTGTGATACCGCCGGGACCGCGCCGCAGGCGAAAGATGAATATTGTTCCGGCTCTGGTTCAAGCAGAACACGCCCCTGCATAAACAGGGGCATCAGTTCCGATCCCGGCCTGAACAATACAACGCCCATACGGGGAGCAATTTCAGGGGTCAGTAACGCTCTCACGATCACCTCAATGAACGGTATCGAGCAGCTTCAGCAGCTCAGGGAATTTGGATTCGAAGAAATGCGGTTGCGTCTCGCGAGGGTTTGCCGGGCTGGTGATGTTTTTGCCGAACATGCAGCCCTTCGCCGTCAGCGACCAGAATTTTTTAATGCCGTTAATCGCGGAACGACTGTAACGCTCACGATGTTCAACAACACCCAGCTTCGCTAACTGCTGATACACCTGATTAGCCGTCATCCGGATACCATGCTGTTTTAACAGCGCGCTCAGTGCAAGCGTCGGGCGGCTTGAACCATCCGGCGCGCCAGCCGGAGCATCAATGGCATATTGTGGCGCCAGGTTAGGTAGTCCCACTGCCTCCTGGAGTTTCTGGCACGCGCCCAGTACCGATGAATTGGACAGGTTTAACTCTTTGCGCATAAAACCCAGCAGAATCACCCCCGCCTGCATCTTATCGGCAGCCATACCAGAAGATGTTTGTGGCGCACTGGTAATCCGATCGAACGTGCGGATCACCTTGAGATGGAAAGACGGGCTGATCCACATTGCATAAGCAAACACCAATTCTTTGCATACGTATGTACCTTGTTCAGCACCACCGCGAATAGTATTTACTGGAGCACGTACCAAACTTCGGGTATCACTACCGCCCTGAAAAAATCTAACTGATTGATTTTGTTCCGAGGATGGAATTCCGCCCTCGGTGAAAAGTTGCTCAATCAGCTCACGGGTTTGCTTATTATCAAGCCAGTATTTCGGACGATATTTCTGCTCTCCACCAGCAGCACGGTGCAAATCGTTAAGACAATAGCGCCCATGAACGTCGCGGCGAACTTCGATACCATCAATGACCATTAAATTATTCATGCTTCTTTCTCCATGTTCAGGCAGCTGCACCCGCCCCTGTTTCAAATTTCGTGATCGTGATTTCTACCTTCCCCTTCGGGAAAACTGGTCCCCACTCCACCAGCATTCTCTTTACCTGGCTGTCGTCCTCCCAGACTCCTGCGTGGGTCAGTGCGTCGAACAGCGCTTTGTTGTAGTTGTCCAAATCCCTGATCCGCTTATCTGGCGGATACAGGATGATTTCTACCGCTGCTAGTTCAGTCGATGGCTTCGGGAGACGTCGTAATTGCTCAATGATCGCCACGCAGGCAGCGCTCTGGTATTTACGGCCATCAGCGCTAATGAGGTGACGACCGGCCAGCGGCCCCTTGTTAGGGGCGCGCCAGTAAGTGTTCACGCTCGGAGGAAAAGGCAGGATCAGTTTCACACGGCCTCTCCCCGCATATTGCGAACAAGTTCAGAAGCTGCAGTAATGATTTCGCTGGTGGCCGTTCGTTCCAGCCAGAGTTGATTAATGTTGGCTTTCAGCTTGTTCTGCTGTAATGCGTCCAGAGAATCCGCCCCCTCAACCTGGTTGAACACCAGACCAACCTCAAGCGGCCAGATACGCGAATCCACATCAGGTAATACTGCTGGCGCTACAATGGGTTCTTCTTGCTCTGGAACCGTGGTGGCTGGTGGCTGAACCTTTCCCGCAGCAAATTCGACCAGTGACATAAACGCCTTCCCTTTTTCCTCCAGTTCGGTACGGCTGATGTAGCTGAAATGCTCGCCGCGCCAGGATTTATCGAAGATTGCAATGGCGCCAGCAAAGAAAGCACCAGTGGGTTTCTGCTTATTGTCCGCAGGAACAAACCACACTGGGAGATCGAAACCAATACGACCGCGGATAAACATGATGTGGTCAGCGTCTTCCGGCCACCACGTTTCACTTGTCGCTGCTTTAATGAGGAACACGTAACGCCCACCCTTTTCACGCATCGCCATTGTGTGATCCATGATGTGGGTCATGCCGGTGATCGCCTGCTTCTCGTGGTACTGAGAGCGGCTATAGGGTGGATTACCGAATGCGGCCCCGCCGATTGACTCCAGCATTTCAGCCCAATCTTGTACCAGCGCGTTATCATCGGCGGTGTACCACACAGGGCACTTAGCGTTATCGTCGTCAGCAAAGAGATCCAGCGTTAGGGGACCGAACATCGCATTAATGCCCCAAAAAAGCAGGTCTGGTGTCCGCCACTGATCGCCGACTTCTTTTAGTTCATGTGCTGATTTGTTGCGCAGTTCTGCCAGCGCCTGCCAATATTTATTGCTCATTAAGACCCCACATAATTCCCTGACAGATACCACTCACTACCTGATGCAACATACTTTCTGCTCTTCCGCAAACACCGTTCACGGCGCGCCAGAAAGGCGCTACGTTCCGACGGGATATGACTCTCCCGGAATGCCTCCATCCATACCGTAGCTGCACGACGGAACAACCCTCCCGACTCCAGTGTTTCTGCCTGACGTATCAGATGCATAATCACCTGCGGGTCGTTGGTTCCGACATAACAGCTCCGCACAGGTTTAGTTCCGATATCTGGCTCCTGATCCGGCTGTATGTCTGTCTCAAGAGCAAAATGCCTGCGAGTTTTACCTTCAAAGCGATGAGCAACACGCCCGCACTGGCGTAACTTACTTGCCGACTGCAGGACGCTTTTACGCGGGAAATCTGCAAAAGCATTCGCTATATCGCTGGAAGTACATCCCGGATGTGATTCAATGAATTTCTGAACGTCTCCCATAAGACTCATATCACCCCCTGAACCCTGTCGGGATCTGGCTGTAATCCACATTCCCGTAGCTGGATTTGAACATCGGATCTTCACGGTTTTCGAAACGTCCGCCGATGGGTGCGGACAAACGCAGTGACAATTCATCCCACTTTTCCCGGAGCTTTGAGGGGCTGAGAATGTTACGGCACCAGAACGGATCACGGCTGACCCGGCTGTACATTTCGCAGATCTGTTTGTGGGTACGCCCGTCCTGAGCACACATCAGGCGAATTTCATTTGCCCAGACGGTCCAGTTAGGTTCCTTCGGACGAACCAGCTCGCCGTCACTCTCCGCGGCCTGTTCGTACAGGGCGATGATTTTTTTCCAGATCCACTGAGCACAGGTCAAATCGTCCTGCGTTCCCCACTGACGCTTTTTAGGGCTGAACACAGCGGCATCCGGATGACGGGTTAAAAACTCCTGGTCTGTCATCTGCTGGTCCGGTTGCGAAGCGTCCGGACAAGAAAGGGTTTTATTACCTTGTGGATCTTGTTTTGATTTTACTGACGGATCCCCGCCAGATTCTGACGGGTCAAAACCGCCGTTTTTGCCAGATTTCGACGGGTCAAATTTTGATGGGTCAGATTTTGATGCGTCAGATTCTGATGGGTCAGATTTTGACTGGTCAGGATCTGACAGGTGAGCAAATGCAGCCGCCTGCAGCTTTGCCACATTTAGCTGATAAACATTGGAGGCATTACGGTTTCCCTGACGTCTGGCTTTACGTGATAACCAGCCGTCAGCTTCCAGTTTTGCTATCGCCGTTCTGACTGTGCTTACCCCGGCCCCAAGCTGACGAGAAATTGTCTCAATGGATGGCCAGCAGACCCCTTCGTCATTGCTGAAATCAGCCAGGCGAGCCATGATAGCCACACTGGATAATTTCATTCCCGAAGCTGCACAGGCATCCCACACATAGCCTGTTAATTTAGTGCTCATGCAGCACCTCCGAGATGCTTCATGTTTTTGCCGGAACGAAAGGCAATAAGAGGCATGTTGACGCGGTAATTACGCCCAAGAGGCTCACAGACAACCTTCTGACATTCGCGATCGACCAGGCTAATACGCAGAACGTACCCTTCTGGTGTGCTGTACCACTGTCCTGGACGAGGGCAATGAAAACGTTGGCTGGTGAACCGTTTAAAAATATTCCGGATCATTTGCGCCCCCTTACCTCTGAACGGTTCAGTGTCATATTGATAAGGCTCGCAAGCGCCGCAGCGTCATTGATGCGGTCGTACAGGTTTACGGCCAGCGGAGATTCCGCTTTTTCCAGCATGGGATAAAGCTGCTGTAACCAGACTTGATGAATGGATGAAATGTAGGAATAAAGAACGCTGGCATTATGTGCTGCATCGCTCAGCACCGATGGAGTTGAAAGTTGTTTCTCCATCTGGTTAAAGGCATTGATGTATGCCTCTTTGAACTGGGCGGCGCGTTTGCCCGTAAAGCCCATAGCAAGGAAAGCAAAGCCGTCGCGGGTGATGTTGTAGCAGGGAAGTTTGCGGCCAGATGCGTCGGTGTAATCACTCACCGCAAAATTGCGGGCAGTAAACTCAGGAGAGCAATCAAGTGCGCGGATCTTTTTCAGAACATCGTCATGACGTTTGGTGAAGTAGTCGGCAACAGCAAGGGAAGAAGTAACGGCTTGCCCGTTAATAACACTGATTTCAGGTTGAGCGAGAGTTGGGACTGTAGCCATGATGGCCGCCTCCGTATGCAATGGATAACTTCCACCACCGGAAACGCCAATTTCGCTGGTGGTGAACTGAGCAGGGTTGGCGTAACCGGCGCATACGGAAACCGGCGCACCTTTCGGTGCCCCCACCCAGCCCACCATAATTTGGGTATAGCTGAGGTGTAGCAACAAAAAAGACGCTAACGCGCCCATTGTCGCCGTATGCAATTCCAGGACGCCAATCCCGGCACCCGCTTTATGAGGTGCCTGAACAGTGTAACGTCCCGGAATTGCAGAATCAATGTGTTCCTGGCGCTTCACACTCAACAAAATCACGCCTGAATTTCCATAAAGGGCTAAAACACTCATGCGGATAGCCCTTGCGCAGATAGATAACTCGCTCAGTTTCTGGTTCCCAGCGAATGACATGGACATAAAGACCCCTTCCATCACGAAACCAGCGGTTAAGTTCCTGCACGAGTCATCCCCCACGGTCAGGCTGTGTTCCCTGTGGTTACGCACGACCAGGCTATTTGGTAATCTGCATTCATGACGCAACGGCCGGTACTCATACATCCCCGGTTGTTGCGACAAACGGTTATTTACCGTTAAACTGTTCATGCGTTGGTTTTCTCCATAAAATTTGACGCCACGGCGCCCGGAGCTGCACACTCGCGGGCGTCACCCTTTTCTGGCGCGCAAAAAACTCTGTATACCAGTGTCGAATGCTGTTGCAGCTTTGCGATCGCCTGATACAACTCCTCATCAATCACGGCTTTTTCATGTGGCTCAATAACGCCATCTTCGATAGCCACCCTGATTTGCTGGGAATAACTGGTGATCTGCTCAATCGCTTCCAGCAGGCGCTGATTAATATCTGCGTTATCCACTTCTTCCATATCTGCCAGCGGAACAAAAACGCCACCTGATGCCCTGGCTACTGAATGTGCCAGGTGATAGGTTCCTCCGGCACGTTGCAGTACCAGCGCCCACCCAATCGGGAAGATCTGATCACCACCAGTACGCAGGCGGTTAAACAGAGCATCTTTGGTGACATCCAGCCATTCCGCAGCTTCTTCATAACCGCCATGCAGACTGGAAATCGTCTTTTTAATCGCAGCCACCAGCCAGCGGGGCTGCTTTTCAACTTTCCATTCAGGTTCATGTCCCACGGATCTACTCCTTCTGCTGTGGTGGCGGTCAAATCGCCGAATCACTAAGCTGATATCTGTTTGGATACAAAATTTGCATCTCGCTAATTTCTCCGGCGTAAAATTGAGCCAGGCGCTCAGCAAGCTCTGTTGAAGGAGCCTGCTCGCATCTTTCAACCCGGCTTAATGTTGCAGGATCAACCTGAACCCCTTTAGCGACGTGCTGTAACGTATAACCGTGCGATTTCCGCAATTTTCTCAATGGTGATTGCATAAAACCCCCTTCTTTTGCGTATGTCGCATGTTATTTCATACAGCAAACTTGCGCAAGTTGATTTGCACAATGCGCAAAAAATTAATGTAATGAACGCATGAATATAGGAAACCGTGTCAGACAACTTCGCCGCGCGAAGAACATGAAAATTGCTGAGCTAGCAGAAGCCATCGGCGTGGATGCCGCAAACATCTCTCGTCTGGAGACTGGCAAGCAAAAGCAATTTACCGAACAAACACTTTCTAGGCTGGCTGACTGCTTAGGTGTTGATATAGCAGAACTCTTTACCTCAGACCCAAAAGGTAATACTGTATGTAAACACAGTGATATGAGAAAGGATTCAGCTAACGTGAAGGATTTGTTCCGTATCGAGATACTGGATGTCAGTGCAAGCGCCGGTAATGGACTCATTCAGGGCGGTGATGTTATCGATGTAATCCATGCTATCGAATATAACAAGGACAAAGCATTAGCTATGTTTGGCGGGCGCCCTGCCGCTGAGCTTAAAGTGATTAACGTGCGCGGTGACAGCATGGCGCCAACAATTGAACCGGGAGATCTTATTTTTGTCGATATAAGCATCAACCAGTTCGATGGTGATGGCATCTATGTCTTTGGCTTTGATGATAAAATATACGTAAAAAGGCTGCAGATGATCCCCGATAAATTATTGGTGATATCTGATAACACTAACTACAGGGAATGGAGTATTACCAAAGACAACGAGTGCAGGTTCGGCGTTTTTGGCAAGGTTCTGATAAGCCAGACGCAGTCACTCAAACGACATAATTAATAGAAAGCGTCGACAAGGCCACCATTATGGTGGCTTTTTTTTTGACTCAAAATTGCATATATCGCAATTTTATACTTGCGCGATATGCAATTTAAATGTAATTTGCATTCATAGAGCAGCGAACAGGCAGGACGCCCACGAAGTAGCCGCCGGTGGCGTATGAATAACCGGATGATTCGCGAATGATTTAACTAAGGTATGGATATGCAACAAGAAAGATGGGTGATTGAAATTTCTGATGGGCGCTACGCGTTCACCAAAGAAATTAACGGGAGCATTGATGAAAGTTACGCCCCCGTATGCAAGGCGAAAGCTGCAGTGTTCGCATCAGCGATTATTCAAGGTTTTCAACCACCACGTGACCTTCGGAGTTGCGATAAACAAGCTGGTTGAATTCTACCTGGATTAGATTTTCCCCTCGTTGTTTAAGGCGATAGAAATCTAACCCACTGAATGAAATTTTAGTGTCGCGCGGGTAGTGCTTTAGACGGTCAAGCAACTCACCCACAGTAATAAGCTGTTCATCAAGCATAAAAATATCCTCAAGTTATAGAGACTTTAAGGATACCACCGAGCCTGAAGTGGTGAAAAGACAGGCACACAACGATGAGGGCATTGACGAGCAAGGCATAAGTGCTGGTTCGATTCCAGACAGACCTCTTTAGCGAGGTGGGTTGGGCAGAGAAAAGGTCCGTTCAATTCGGACACCGGTAATGCTCTCATCGTTGTGGTGAATGCGGCTCAGCGCACGCGGGTAAGGTTGAAGCTGACAGTCGATCCTCTGTAGTTAAGCACCCGTCTGGCGTGCAACCTTCGCCAGATACCGGGAGGCACCCGGCACCACAACGTTATTGCTGTGTGAAGTCTTGTCGGCGTCCGGCTCTTCCAACAACAGGAGGAAGGCGACAGTGTTCTGCCGTGACGCCGACCTTTTTACACAACAGAAAAGTGCATCTCCGCGCGACGGGCTCATTACCCCATCCACCCAGAAAGCTGTTACAGCAGGTGCTCTTTTCTGTTTTGTGGAGAAACCAACTGGCGGTGGCAACCGCCATCTTGAGTGGTTAACGATGAATGATGACCGCATGACCGTAGTGCCCGACTTTCTGGGCGAACTGGATGCCGGCGTGTTCATGAACAAAATCGCGGCAGCGCTGAATACTGTCGGATTAGGCGTTCTGAATAACGGCAATAAAGGCAAGGTAGTCCTCACCTTTGATTTTGAGCGCATGGGAAATTCAGTCGAAGAGAAGCGCGTCAAAATTAAACACAAGCTGCAGTACAGCACTCCGACGCCGCGCGGTAAAGCGTCAGAAGAGGACACAACAGAAACCCCAATGTGGGTTAACAAGGGCGGAAAGCTCACCATACTGCAGGAAGATCAGGGTCAACTGTTCAGTATTAAAGGCACTACTGACGGAAAGCTTAAAGCGGCTCAGTGAACCGCAGCTAACCAATTCACTGCCACCACTTTGATCATTAGTTAATAAGGAATTTTTATGTCTCAGTTAGACAGCGGCACTTTTCAGCAGGTAAAAGACCTGGTTCTTTCTGGCTATCACCTGAACGATATTCAGGGGCTGGCTTGCCCGACAGCATTATTGCCTGCCGGGACAGGTGTTGAAAGCCTCGAACGCTTTGCTCTGGAGCGTTTCCGCTTCCGCGGCGCCATGACTACCACCAGCATTGAAGACTTTGTTCGTTATTCAAAGGGCTATGCCAGTGCAACCGAAAAAGCACGCTGCTTTATTGATGCTGACCATATGACAGCTCGCTCAGTTTTCAATATTGGTACGCTGGATAACCCCGGTCATGCAGACAACGTTGCTTCTATCACGCTGAAACAGACTGCACCATTCCGCGCCCTGCTCCAGATCAACGGGGAACGCCTGAAACAAAAACAGATCGCCGAATGGCTTGAAGACTGGAGCGATTATCTCCTGGCGTTCGATTCTGACGGTAACACAATGCAGATTTCACAGGCTGCCCAGGCTGTTCGCCGCATTACGATCCAACAGGCAACCCAGCAGGATCATGAAGATGGCGATTTCAGCGGTAAGAAATCCCTTATGCAAAGCATTGAGGCCAGCAGCAAAGACGTTATGCCGGTGGCTTTTGAGTTCAAATGTGTTCCATATGAGGGTCTCGGTGAACGTGCGTTCAGCCTCCGCAACAGCCTGTTGACCGGTGATGAACCTCGCTTTGTTCTGCGTATCGTACAACTGGAAGCGCAGGAAGAAGCGATCGCCAATGAATTCCGCGACCTGCTGATCAGCAAATTCGACGGTGAATCAGTAGAAACGTTCATCGGTAACTTTAAAGCGTAATTGCTCTGCATTAAATCCCCGGCGCCGCGGGGATTTATTGAAGTGTAATTCTGTTAATTATCGCCACTAGGCGAGGGATTCGCACAACCAAAATTCACGCGGTGCAGCGCGAAATAAATTATAAGGAGAACCAACGATGAGTTTTATTCAAACACTTTCAGGTAAACAATTTGATTATCTCAGCGCAACTATTGACGACATTGATATTGAAGATATCGCCGTGGCGCTTTCCAATATTTGCCGCTTCTCCGGACATCTCCCTGAGTTTTATAGCGTGGCGCAGCATTCCGTACTGTGCAGCCAGCTTGTATCACCGGAGTTTGCCTTTGAAGCCCTGATGCACGACGCAGCCGAAGCGTATTGCCAGGATATCCCTGCCCCATTAAAAGCGTTACTGCCTGATTATCGCGAGATTGAGAAACATACCGATCAACTGATCCGCTTTAAGTTTGGCTTGCCACTGGAAGAAGCCAGCGTAGTGAAGTATGCAGATCTGACCATGCTGGCAACTGAACGCCGCGATCTGGATATTGATGACAGTATTCCCTGGGTAATACTGGAAGGTATCCCCCCGACAGATTTATTCGAAATCTACCCACTTCGCCCCAGTCAGGCTTTCGGCCTGTTTATGGCCCGCTTTAATGAACTGATGGAGCTACGCCAATGTGCTGCATAAAAAGATAAAGAGTCTGTAGTGAAGGCAATCAGATCAAGACGTTGGTGGGAGCGCGTTGAAGGCGGCTGATATCAATACCGACCACCAGCACTGATATTTGATGTTACAGCCCGGGTGCAGCCGGGCTTTGTGGAGAAAAATAAATGTCACGAATGATCTCCTTACTCGACTGGGCCAATGAGGAGTTCGGAGCGCAAGCACCAAGTGAGCGTATCCTTAAGAAATACGCTAAAGGCAAAATGATGATACCTCCAGCTGTTAAAGTAGGTCGTTACTGGATGGTAGACCGTAATGCTCGATTTGTTGGTACGCTTGCCGAACCGAAAATTCCGGCAAACGCCAGTCCAAGATTACAACGGATTATTGCAGATGGCTGCTAGACCACGTTCTCACAAAATTTCAATTCCGAATCTATACTGCAAGCTAGATAAGCGGACGGGCAAGATTTATTGGCAATATAAACATCCTGTTTCAGGACGCTTTCACAGCTTGGGTACTGATGAAGTGGAAGCTAAAAAGGTTGCATCCGAAGCGAACACGATCATTGCAGAACAAAGAACCAGGCAGGTTCTTAGTGTTAACGACCGTCTTGCCAGAATGAAAGGCAGAAGAACGGACATTACTGTCACTGAGTGGATTGATAAGTATATTGAAATTCAGGACGAACGGTTAAAACACCGTGAACTCAGACCTAATTCTTATCGACAGAAAGCAAAACCAGTCAGGTTATTTCGCGAACATTGCGGTATGCAATATTTGAAAGATATTTCCGCATTGGATATCTCTGAGATAACGGATGCAGTTAAGGCTGAAGGCCATAATCGTATGGCGCAAGTTGTTCGCATGGTTTTGATTGATGTATTCAAAGAAGCGCAACATAACGGTCATGTCCCTCCAGGCTATAACCCTGCCCTGGCGACCAAGCAGCCGAGAAACAGAGTCACTCGTCAGCGTCTTTCTCTGGAAGAGTGGAAAACTATTTATGAAGCTGCCGAAAAGCAAGAACCGTACCTCCAGTGTGGAATGTTGCTCGCGATAATAACAGGTCAGCGTTTGGGCGATATCTGTAACATGAAGTTTAAAGACATATGGGACGATATGCTCCATGTCGAACAGGAAAAAACAGGATCGCGTTTAGCGATACCATTGGACTTGAAATGTGAAGCCCTGGGTTTAACTCTTCGGGACGTTGTATCTAAATGCCGGGATGCAGTCATCAGTAAATATCTTGTGCATTTCAGACATACCACCTCACAAGCAAACCGCGGTGATCAGGTTTCAACCAGTTCTTTAACTTCAACATTCAAAAAAGCACGTGACAGAAGTGGACTGAAATGGGATAAGGGATCCCCACCCACTTTTCACGAACAGAGATCATTATCAGAACGCTTGTACAGAGAACAAGGTGTCGACACGCAAAAATTACTCGGCCATAAATCAAGAAAAATGACAGACAAATATAATGATGACAGAGGAAAAGATTGGGTGATCGTCAACACAAAAACAGGGTGA